ATGTCCTTTTGTGCGAATACCAAATCCGCGACAATCATCCATTTCAGCTTCAGCATCAAGCAATCTTTCGATATACTCATCAGTAATTTTCTGTGGTTGAAATCCTTTGATAATCCATCCAGCTCTGCCACCAGATTCTGATGCAGAAATATAAAGACAAAACTGTTCATTTTGATATACAGCATAAGGTGCTGCAGTGCCCATCTGAATAGTTGTAGAATCATTCCTAGATAAAGGAGATCCTGATGCATTGGCAGCATCATAAAAGAATTCAATAGAACTGTGTCCAAGAACAACAACCTGATTATTCTGTCGAGCTAATCCTCGAATTGCATCTGGAAACATTTCCGCAGTTAAGAAACTATCTGTTGGCCAAACTAATGGATCATCTAAAGAACTCGTGTAAACATCACTGCCTTTTGCTAAAGCAATGTAACCATCAATAAAGACAGGTACAGGAATATGAGGAGATGGAAAATTAACGTCAGTAACATCATACACAAGATCATCTGTCTTAATAATGTAACCGTCAGTACCATCACAGAAAAACACATAATCTCCAAGAGTTGCAGAATTTGAATTAATCATCCCAACAAATCCTGTTGAAGTTGCTAATACTTTCTTTGCTGTGGTTGTTCCTGCGGTTACACGATATAAAGTATTACCAATAACAACCCATGCGGCACCATTAAACCAAACCATACTACGGCCTTCTCCACTAGCACCAGAGGCATTAAATAAAGAAAGACCCGGTCTTTTCGTAATAAAGATTTTAGTATTTTCTAATTGATCTACTTTACGAGTTTCTGGAAACATATTCACAAAGCGTTGATCTTTGGCACTACTAGCATCTCGATTAGAATATGCTCCCATAAGAGGAAGTCGTACTTTTTGTGGACCTCCACTTTGTGATTGTTTTGCCATTATTTAATTCCTCGTTGAAAGAGTTTAGCAAGTTGAGTTGCTGTGTTGATGTTGCCTATACGTTGTTTAGGATTTATCACATCTGTACTAGTATTATATAAACCTCCAAGAGACCTTCCAATACCAGAACTTAATGCAGATTCTAAAATTCCTTGTTGAGTATTTTTCTTAAATAGATTCGATGCTAAATTACCACCTGCTCCAGTAATAAAATCTCCTATAGCCGCACCTGCTTCTTTTGGTATTCCTAGTTGACTAAATGTAGTACCCATACCACCAGAGATCTTATTAAGACCTTCAGTAACTTGAGCACCCACAGCTCCACCAGCCGCGCCTCGTAATAAATCTTGTAAAGATCCTCCTTGAATTAAACCAGAAACTCCTCCTTGAATTGCATTACTCGCGGCAGCATTTCCTGCTGTACCTAAACCAAAGTCAGTGCCTTGCATTAAACTAGGAAGAACTGCAGAAACGGCACCACCCAAGACACCTCTACTGTCTCCTGTAGATGCGGCATCAGCAGCACTAATTGCAGAACCTACTCCAGGTAGAAATGCATTTACAATCATAGGCATAATTTTCTGAAAATAGGGAGACTGTTCTTCAGTAGTGTCTGCATTAAATAATGCTTTTTGTACAGGATTATGAAGAGGATCTATTTTATCAAGAAAGGGATCTAATCCTTTAAACACTTCTTCTAATAGACCATGAGGTCTTGATTGATATTTATATGTTTCAAGATTAGTCCAACCAGGCAATTTGTCTACATTAGATACAGGTGCAAAATATTGACTACCTCCAAGTCCTTGAACAAGTCCTTGATATTTGTCGGCATCTAGTTGACGTTTTAACCCAGCCATCCAATTTGTGTGACTACTTTGTTTACTCTGAGAATATCCAAATGGATTTGACTGTGTTGAGTATTCCCCATGAGTGTCCTGTGTAGTCGGAAGACCTAAACCAAGATCCGATTTATAGCCAAGAAGTTTACCATTATAGATAATAGGAGTCGATCCGAATAGAGTATTACTTCCAGAAATCTGTTCTTGTATTTCATTTGTAGGAAGTTCTCCACCTTCTCCGCGAACACTAACAGCTTGTTGTCCTCCTAGGAGTTGTCCTAAAGCTTCCCAATCAGAGGCTGCTCCACCTGTTCCCGTTTGATAGGGACTAAATAAAGTAGTGGCAATAGAACTAGGTGCATTGTCTGTATACATACTTTGTCGAATGGGTCTGTCTGGAACAATAGAAGAAAGATCATCCCCACCCCAACCACTCTCACCATATAGTTGTTGTCTACGGGCCATTTCAGATTCATATTCACTAAGAGCCTGTTGGTATCGTGTGTCTTCTGTAAGATTCCATTTATCTGCTGCAGCTTTTTCAAGTTCTCTAATAGTGTCTTGGACGGATTTATATCCAGTTCCTAAACTATTACCAGAAGTGTCAATGATTTCATACTTACCTCCACCTAAATTCTTAGTTTGAAATCCTGCCGTTCCTTGTTGAATATTGCGAGGATCAGCGCCTTCTTTACTATATAAATTCTCTTTTAGATTAAATAAATTTTTCTGTAATTCTGGAACAAGTCCAACAAGACTTGTATCAATTCCTTGTCCTAAATCAGACCAGCCCTGTGTTTTTAAATAATCATCCACTCCACCTTTTTGAGTAAAGTCATAATCTTTAAAATATGTTTTGCCCCAAGCAGTTGGTAGATCGAATCCAGCTTTTTGATAATCAACATCCTCTGGACCAGCAGCACCTTTGAATCCTTGTCGTCCAAATAGAGTATCAGCACCTTGTGTAGTATATGGATTAGTATCACCATAAAACCCGTGCTGTGCTTTTCCTCCCTCAGTATAATCTCCAAAGAGACTTCCAAGAGATTGCTGTGTATCTGCATCAATAGTTGGAACATTATTTACTTCTTTAAAACCTGCTCCGCGAAATCCAGAAGTTCCTCGATCAGACCATGAACTTGAACCTGGCACATTGCTTAATTGACTAGTACCCTGTTCTTGTTGTTGGCGCAGTGCACGATTACGCTCTCGTTGAGATCTCCCTAAAGTTTCTTGTAGGGTTTGATCATACTGTTGGGCAAGATCCATTACCACGATCTAAAATCTCGTTGGAAATATTTAGTCTCGGTGTTTTTGTAGATACTGTATTGCATTTTCTAGAACCTCCAAATTTTCTTTAGCAAACCCAAGAAGAGCATTACAATCATTACACAATAACTCACGAACCTCACCTGTAATATGATTGTGATCTACAGACAAAGGTTTTATATCTCCAGTCTTTAATAATCGCTGTTCGGGTTTTCCACAAATAGCACAACAATTATCTTGAGCAACAATCATTTCCAAATATTGCTGAGAAGTTAAGTTATAGTTTATTTTTAAATGTCTTTCACGACATCGTTTTAAAACTTTATCTTTGTTTTTAAGATATGATCTTTTTGAGGCATCAATCTGTTTTTGTTTTTGTTCTGGTGTTTTATTTGCATATCGAATACGATTTCTCTCTCGATCTTTTTCCCTCAAAATATCTTTATTTTTCACTCGATATTCTTTTTGATATTGTATATTATCCATTACCAACCTCGCATTTCAACTCCGAACCGAAGCGAGCCCTCCTCTAATCCGAAGTTGAGAGCTTCTTGTTTAATCACCGACATTTCTTGCCACAAGGTTTTACGACTAGTAGAATCAAGTCCATACTCAGGAGCAAGTCTAGTAGCAAGACCATAAGTAATAGCATCATACCACTCTTGTGGAAAATCTGGTGTGTCTGTTGAAACATCAAAATCTTCGAAGGGACGTTGATAGTAAATTACAATTGTATTAGCAGATTGTTCTACAGTAGAAGGTACAGGAAACACATGCAAAATTCCATATTCATTTAAAGGTTCATAATAAATTTGAATGGGATTTCCAGTAGAGGTTTTATTACCTAGAATATTATACTCTTGTCTAGTCAGAATTCTAATAGGAACATCTACATTAGAAGAAGTATTATGATTAAATACTTGAATCACTTTTAATGGTTTAGGTGTATTAACAGTTTTACCTATTCCAATTTGATATGTTGCAGACCCTGAAGTTAAAGGAACAGCAAAGGATTTAATTGCCCACAAAGGCATCCCATCAGCTTCCCATGCTTTCACTAAACCATTTAAGGCAACAGCAGCTTCGGTGGTCTGATTAGTTGTTGGTGTCTCTCCTTGAGCTAGAACACCAATAAGACGCAAAGCGCGTTTAATAATATCATCACGACTCACAGAAAAATCTGTACTGCCACTTGTGGCCATAAACTATCCTTTCAATTTTATAAGAGTATAAATTGCTACAATAGCAGTAGATACTCCACCAGCCCACTTAATAAAACTAACGATCCAATTCGCCGCCCGCCAAGCAGCCACTAAATCCTCAACGTCTCCAGATAACTTATCTAGTTTTTGTTCTATTAAGGTTAGGCGTTCATCATCTGCTCGTCTATTGTGTTCAGTCATATGTAACTTTCATTAAGGAGATTGTCTAGTAAGTCGATATTGACCGATCACATAAAAAGTCTTGTTCTCGTTAAGAGTTGTAGAATACCACTCAAATGTTAATTGCTCA